AACGCAAATGGAGCCTGATTATGATACAGGTAACATGCGTTACAAAGCTCGTGAGCGTTATAGCTTCGGCTTTAGCGATCCACGTTGCGTATTCGGTTCACCCGGAGCGTAACGATACCACATCGAAAGGGGCGGCATTGACCGCCCCTTTTTTTGTGCGTATAGTAAAGATTCCTGACAGTTGCATGGGGCAACTGACACTAGCCAAGACAGGAGATAGACATGGCTAATTCTACTTTTTCTGGTCCACTGCGTTCTGAAAGCACAGTAAAGACCATAAGCAAAAATGCTACTACTGGCACTATCACAGAAGTAACCACTCTCGGTGATGCGCCTGTAAGCCTTTCTGATGGTAATGTAACTCTAACTAACGCTACACACAGCGGAAGAATTTTGTTCGTTCCAGACGGGGGTCAAGACAACACTTATACATTACCAGCACCAATCGCAGGTTCTGTTTTTAGATTTGTCTACGCAGGTGGGGCGGCTGATGCAACTGATGCAATCATTGTCACACCAGGCAACTCAAACTTCTTTATCGGCGGCGTATCATTTCTTGATACAGACAACGAAGTAAGTGCAGTGTTTTCCGACGGAAACTCAAACAGCAAGATTCAAATAAATGTTCCTGCTGGATTTGATGTCACAATCGTAGGTTTGAACACAACTAATTATCAAATTTTTGGTAATGTCACAGGTGCAACTGCTCCCTCGTTTGCTGATCAGTAGGGGGTTAACATGGCTGGTTCAGACGTAAAGACCAAGAGACTTACCGCAACGGGTGATGCTTCGATAGGTCGAGCTCGTGTGCGTCAGGTATTGGTTACAACTGCGGGTTCTGGTACGCCAGAGCTAAAAATCACAGACGGATCTGCTTCTGGAACTGTGGTTTTGCATTGTGATCTACTGACAAGCGAGGTTGATATTATCGGGTTTCCTGATGAGGGTGTTCTGGTCACAGATGATGTGCATATTGCCACCATCGACGACATCACCTCTATCACAGTCTTTTACAACTAGAGGCTAAGATGGCTCGAACGGCAAAAAAGATGCCGAAACGCAATAAACGTAATTTCCGTCCCACCAAAAGTGGGGCGGGGATGACGAAGAAGGGCGTAGCTGCTTATCGTCGTGCCAACCCCGGCAGTAAACTAAAAACTGCGGTTACAGGTAAAGTCAAAAAAGGAAGTAAAGCGGCAAAAAGGCGCAAGTCTTTTTGTGCTCGTTCCGATGGACAACGCAAGATGCACAATATAAATTGCCGTAAAACGCCTAATAAGCGTATTTGTCAAGCAAGAAAGAGATGGAAGTGCTGATGGCTAAAACAGATGAACTCCTTGCCCGTCTTGAAAAGCATGAAGGTGAGTGTGCTCTACGGTATAAATCAATTGATGAGCGTTTAGAAAATCAAGACAAAGTTTTAAAAGGTCTTGATATGAAGCTGTGGGGATTAGCAGGTTTAATATTAGCTGCTAGTTTAGGGGGCTTCTTCGCTTCTTAGATAGGACAGACAGATGGCTATGTCACGTTCTCAGATGTCTAAACAAGTCTCCAAACCACCTCAAAAAAGGAAGTGGAGCAAAAAACGTAAAAGTGGTATAAATTGTAAACGTCCAAAGGGTTTTTCTGAGAAAGCGCACTGCGCTTCGAAAAAGAAAAAAATGAGGAGAAAATGATATGTCCAAAACTAAATCCAAAAAGGATGCTTGCTATCATAAAGTTAAAGCGCGATACAGAGTGTTCCCTTCAGCGTATGCATCAGGAGCAATTGCTTCATGTCGAAAAGTCGGAGCAAAAAATTGGGGAAATAAGAGTAAGAAGAAACCTGTTAGAAAAGCAAGTGGAGGAATGGTGCGAGGAGAGCCCCGATTTAGAGATGGACAAACTTTTAAGTATAGAACCACTAAGATATTCTGATGCCCCGTGTCCGTAAAACAAAAGCAGGATCAAACCTAAAACGTTGGTTTAAAGAGGATTGGAAAGATGTCCGCACGGGGAAAGCATGTGGGAGAAGGAAAGGTGAAAAACGGGGTACTCCATATTGTCGTCCCTCGAAGAGGGTATCCAGTAAAACCCCTAAAACAGCCGGAGAAATGTCCGCCTCTGAAAAGAAGTCCAGGATCGCACAGAAAAAACGCCTCGGACAACCCGCAGGAAAACCAAGAAGAGTAAAAGCGGTTAGAAGACGAAAGAAAAAATGAGTGTCTATGATTTTTTAGACACATGGATACGAGAAAAAGTATCTCAGCCCTCTCCTGAAACAGCAAATATTCCTGCTTGTCCTTATGCTTTGAAAGCATGGGTTGAAGAAAAAGTTAAGATTGTCGAAGTCGCTAATCTCTGGGAAGAGGTGGCGGAACAAATAGAAGCATTTACAGATGACTATCAGGTAGTGATTTGTTCTCAGATACAGCAGTTAACATACGAAGAGCTAGAAGGTTGTTGTATGGGCTTGAACGCTTATCTAGCATTAAAAGAAAAAGACATTTGGTTGCTTTCTTTTCAAGATACTTATGATATGATTTTGATACAAAGACTGTCGCATCTTGACGAAGCGTCTAAGTTTTTGGAGCGTCTAAATTATTACGCTAATTATGGCACGGATGATTTAGAGCGTTTGGTTTTAACCCGACGAAGATGGAGAGAAAAATGCCAGGTAACAAAGGAATGAGAGGCAAGAAGCCCAAGAAAATGATGGGCGGAGGTATGGCTTCTAAAAAACCTATACGGATGCGTGGTGGCGGCATGGCTAAGAAGCCTGTGCGTATGCGTGGTGGCGGCATGGCTAAGAAAATGGGTCATGGTGGAATGGCTAAGAAACCCATGCGTATGCGTGGCGGTGGAATGGCTAAAAAGAAAAAATAGATGGCTACTTCAGGTTCTAGAGATTTTACTCTCGATGTTGCAGAAGTCATCGAAGAGGCGTATGAGCGTTGCGGGATAGAAATCCGCACAGGCTACGAAGCTGAGACTGCTCGTAGGTCACTTAATCTTATGTTTGCTGAATGGGCAAACAGAGGTGTTAACCTCTGGACAGTTAAGCTGGGCACACAAGCTCTAACTGCTGGAACTGCAACATATAGTTTATCCAGCACAATTGCTGATCTCCTAGAAGTAGTTGTTAGACGCGATGGAGTGGACTTTGAAGTTCAACGAATAAGTCGAGGAGAATACCAGAGCCAACCAAACAAAGCTACACAGGGTCGTCCCTCTAGTTTTTACTTTAACAGACAAGTCACACCAGAGATAAATCTTTGGGCTACACCAGAAAACAGTACAGATGTTTTACGTTATTACTATGTACAACGCATCGAAGATGCGGATGCACTTGTAAATGATGTTGATGCACCTTTCAGGTTTTTGCCGTGCATGGCTTCGGGGTTGGCTTACTACCTTTCTGTTAAACGGGCTCCAGACAGGGTGCAGTTATTGAAAACTATTTATGAAGAAGAGTTTCAACGAGCCGCTGATGAAGACGAAGATCGTGTTCCATTGAAGCTGACTCCAAGTATGCGGTATCTGAGGGTTAGATAATGGGACGGTACGCATCAGGATCAAAGGCGTATGGTATCTCTGATAGGTCAGGTTTTCGTTATCGTTTAGCTGACATGAAAAAAGAGTGGAACGGTCTGTTGGTTGGACCGGACGAGTTCGAAGAAAAACACCCACAGCTAACGCCTCCTAGAAATGTTTTTGATCCTGAGAACCTGCGCGATCCCAGACCGGATAGAACAGAACCTGCGGCTAGAGTTATTTTATCACTAAACCCATTTACATCAGGCTCTAGCGGTTCGTCAGTTATCACTGTAAGAGAACCGGGTCACGGTAGAACTACAGGTGATTTGGTTCAGTTTAGGACTGTTGAGTCTTTTGATGGCTTTACAGACACCGCTATAGAGAATACGGATTCTTTTTCTATAACTGTTGTAGACACAAACTCATATACATTCGATATAAGCCAAAGAGGTTCTTCTGAGACAGCGACTGTAGGGTCGGTCAAAGGAGGGGGTAAAGTTGCTTCTGCCGAGAAAAAGACCTCTGGTCCAAATATAGCAAGTATTGTGTCTAGTTTCGTACAGACAGCAAGTGCTTCTATTGTTACAGCGTCGTACACAACATACACAGTTACTGTTCAATCTACCTATAGCGGCAACAAATATTACATTGGCGGTTCCGAAGCTCCGACACTATCCTTGACAGAAGGAGAGACGTATAGGTTTGATCAGTCTGATTCAAGTAACTCTGGTCATCCGCTACGGTTTTCAACAACATCGAACGGGACGCATGGTGGTGGATCGGAATACACAACAGGCGTTACGACTAATGGCACACCAGGATCGTCAGGTGCATATACACAAATAGTGGTGGCGACAGGTGCGCCTACATTGTATTACTATTGTACTAACCACTCAGGCATGGGAGGTCAAATAAACACATGAGTTTTACACTAGCCACACTTAAAACAGCTATACAAGATTATACGGAAAACACAGAAACGTCGTTCGTAACTAATCTAAACAATTTTATCAAAGCAACGGAAGATAAAATATTCCGTGCTGTTGATTTAGAAAATTTTAGAAAGAACGTTACAAGTAGTCTAACAAACAACGACCAGTATTTGTCAGTTCCTTCAGATTATCTAGCTTCTTTTTCTTTGAGAATTACTACATCGGGATCTGAAAAGTTTCTTTTGCAGAAGGATGTAAACTATCTGCAAACGTACACTCCTGCGTCGACCACAACAGGGTTGCCTAAATATTACGCTCGTTTCGATACAGATAACTTTATCGTAGCCCCAACTCCAGATTCTAGCTACAACGTCGAGCTTCACTACTATTACCAACCCGCTAGTCTTACTGCGGGTGCTGATAGTGGCACAACATGGCTCAGTACAAATGCGCCGTATGCGTTATTATACGGAGCAGTTTACGAAGCTTATAACTATATGAAAGGTGAAGCGGATATGTTACAACTGTATAACACTCGTTTTACAGAGCAATTAAGTAGACTTAAAGATCTTGGTGAGGCAAGAGAAAACACGGATGCTTACCGTCGTGGTCTACCAGATACTAGGAGAACATAGATATGGCAACTACAAATGCGGCTACTACCTATCTTGAAGGGAAGCTTCTTAGTTTTCTTTTTAAAAATAATGCAGTAAGTTTTGCTACGCCGGGCGACAACATATATGTCGGGCTTGCTACCGCTGTTTCTGACGCAGAAGCGGGCAGTGTAACAGAAGCAAGTTTCACAAACTATGCTAGGCAACAAGTTACAGCAGCGAACTGGACAATAGCGTCTACGTCTGCTGACGCACAAACAGTTAACAACACAAACAATGTTGAGTTTCCCGCTTCGGGTGGCACAACACAAACTATAACGCATGTGTTCTTAGCGGATGCTTCGTCTAGCGGAAACATTCTTTTTGTTGGTGCGTTAGACTCAAGCAGACAAATCGCAAGCGGTGACATTTTTAGAATTAACGCTACCAATCTCAGCATTGAGTTGAAGTAATGGCTCTGATTATTGCTGATAGAGTCAAAGAAACCAGCACAACCACAGGCACGGGAACATACACTCTTGCTGGTGCGGTAACTGGTTTTGAGACATTCGGCTCTATTGGTAATGGTAACACAACATATTACGCCTGTACTGACGGTGCGGGTAATTTTGAGGTCGGTGTTGGCACATATACCTCTTCCGGTACAACTCTTGCTCGAACATCCATTTTACAATCCAGTAACAGTGACTCTGCCGTAAACTGGTCGGCTGGAACAAAGACATTGTTCTGCACGATGCCAGCACAAAAAGTGATGGTGTTAGATTCTGATCAGACCAGTGCGGCAAACAAACTGCCATTTTTTAACGGTGCTTCAGTCGCAGATGTGACAGA